TATAAAGCTCTCAGTTGCGTTTCCATACGCGGCATCCCAACCACTAATTGGTAAATTAGTTGTAATGATTGTTGGAAGACCATTATTAAACCGTGTACGAATTAAATGATGTAGCACAGTACGCTGCCAACCACTTGCTGATGTATGTTCTTTTCCTACATCATCTACAACTAGAACACGTATGTTGTAAGCATCATCTTCACACTCACCATGCATACCTAAGAACAAACGTTCTTGCTCATCACTATGCTCACCCATAAGAGTACCATTAAGGTCCAAGATAGAAGTGAATGTAGAAAAATAACAAGGTGTTACAAGTACCTTGCCGTCTTCAACCATAAAGATTTCTGGAGGAAACTCACGAAGCATCTCTTGAATGATTGATACAGCAAGAGTAGTTTTTCCATGACCTGGTTCACCAACAATTAGTAACCCTTTACCACAAGTCGACTTACCTTCCGCACGAATAATATCTCCATCTTTTACTTTCTGTATCCAACGCTTTGAAATTTCAAGGTCTTTTGGAGTTACATCTTTGCAGTCAGACAGCTCCCATCCAATTCTTGCTTTAGGGATACTAGCAACCTGAACCCAAGAACGGCGTCTTATAGGTAAGGTATCTGTCTTAATCATCTTTTTTCTCCTGCTGAGCATTACGGATATAGGTGTTTAGTTTATCAATAGTCTCTTTAGTAAGACCAGCTGCACGCATCTGGCTTTCGCGTTCCTGCTCTTCCTTAAGCAGCTGTTCTTCGTAAAGACGTTTCATGTTACTCATATAACCAACCTTGTGTACTCTTAGCATCCGCAGTAGCGGCTTCAACTTGTTCGTCTGTTCTTACCATATTGCGAGCCTGACTTGCAAGTTCATCAGCACGGTAGATGAATAGCTTCCAAAGAACTTCTGCATCATCGTACTTATCCATGCTTACAGACTCAAAGAACATATCAATCATTTTAACTTCTAACTCGCCATTTGTATTTAACCGCTTACGCATATTTGACAAAGCAAAACCAAAACGACTAGAGCCTACACTCCATGGGCGGATATTCCAGTGCTTGGAAATCCTATCGGCGAACTCATACTTAACATCACTGACTGTCCAGAGAGAAGGCTCTACCATACTACGGTGCATGATTTTGCCGTTTTGCTTTTCCTTCTGAGCAAGTTCGTGCTGCTCTTGCTTATACTTCAATGCTTCCTTGCGTTTATCGATTAGTTCGTCTGAACTGGAACTCTCAAACATTCCTCCCCAACCGCTCACGTCTTCCACCTCCAAATTTAATTTAACAAAGTTTTCTTCACGGGACTCCGTTCCCGTGTATTCTTTATAAGTATAACTACTTAAGTAACTAGTATTAGTTAGCTCAGACAGCTGACTCAGGGGGCGGGAATTTCCCGCTTCAGGGGACCAGCTTACTGGAGCGGGAAAACCCAGCTCCACAAGATGGTTATACCCAGCCTCTGTGACCACTCCGATGGTACGGATATCATTGCCGACTTTGCTTCTAATGCGCTCTATGAAGCCCGCTTCTTCTAGTTCTTTTAGGACAGCTTGCATGAAGTCTTTACCATGCCGTTTAACGCCCTTAAATCGCTCTATACGGCGCGTAGAGGTAGGAGGTATACTCTGGTATACACATACCGTCAAAACGCCTGTAGCTTGCGCTGAAATCATTTCTGGAGTACCTCAGCCAGCTTCTTGGCGAATTCCTCAGCAAAAATGATAGCAATCTCACGAATATTGTCATTATTTTGAGACATAACTTCTTTAAGATGTGGTACATTATCTGTTAATAACTGCAACAGCTCAGCATTTTCTTCTACCACTTGTTCAATTGCTTTCATTACGTGTGGTCTAGGTTTATATGTATCCTCAGTTAACTCAATAGAAGTAAGAACAAATAGACCATTTGTTAAGTCAAGGGCTACTATTCCATGCTCTGTGGCTTTATCTAGAGCAACTTTAGAATCGCGGTCATTTTCATCCCATAAAATAAAATAAGCGCTAGTGTCTGAACTCTCAAGTTCTACTTGAAGGTTTGTATTATCTGTATCAGAAGCAAAGCTCATTTTCTTTTCTTCTAGATATTGCTTGGCATATACCTGTCCATCTGACAGGCTCCCATTGGAAGAGAGTAACCAAAAACGTGCATTTTTGTTAGCATAAATGTAATCGTCAATCAGGGCTTCTACATTTTCCCTGCTCGTCTTTCCATTGCCAACAATTACGATATCTTCGTACATGTTGTCTCCTTAGACGGTTAGGAGACTAACTATACTCGTAGATTATTTAGCGTCAAATCAAGATAGAGTTACTGTTGAAGTTGTAGCACTAACTGCAGAATAAGTGTTAGCAACAGTAATTTTATAGTATAAACTTTTACCTGTGTAATTAGTATTTAGTGTTTCAACATACTGAGCACCCATAGAAGCTGTGTATATAGTGCTATAAACAACACCTTCACTCTGACCATTAACATATCTTGTAATAGATAACGTAGCTGCTGGAGATACAGAATTAGAAACACCGTAGTTAACAGATGGTATTAAATATCCCTTTGAGTTTTTAGAATATGTGAAATCACCAAAAGAAATATACGCTGAGTTCCAACCTGCTGTAGAAAGAGCTGCTGTAGTAGCAGGTGGTTGTGCAGTTTTAATTTTAATAAGGCTTGCCCACTTATTACTTACCCAAGCTGTAGGAGCAGTTCCTAGTGTAATTGTTCCAGTAGTCACAGCAGTTCCATCTGTCACATACGCAATGAATGAGTTAGAGTTAGCAACATTAGCTACAATTCCATTTACTATGTTTGCTGTAGTAGGTGCTGATATTCCAGTAACAGTAATAATTTGACCAGTTTTAAAGTTATGTGGGTCTTGTGTATTAAATACAATTTGTTGAGGTTGACTAGTAGCAGTAGGTTTTGGGTATACAGTTCCACCAGTAATAACTGCAGTTAGTCCACCTTGGTCAATAGAGTTACGCAAAGTAAATACCGTCCGTCATAATAGTTTTAATGTTACCTAAGTTAAATACTCGGTTTGGATATAAGTGGCTACGAGACGCGTTTGCTGTACCTTCCCAAACAGAGTCTCTATTATCTGAAGAATTAAACCCATCGAAAGACCCATCAAAATAAGTTAGTGGTCCTGCTGCCGCTTCAAATAAAACAGCATCAATATAATAAGTTGTAGTAGTACTATCTGGGGAAGCAAAACTTAATACTGCATACGCTGCGTTTGGGTCAGAAGTAAATGTAACTGATACTTGAGTCCAAGTATTGGCTTCTAGAGTAAAAAAGTTATTACTATAAGTTTGTATACTTGAAAGACTAGTATCATATGTTGTAGCGCCTAATGATACTCTACAAGACGTAGCAGCCTTAACCCATAAAGAACCAGTATAAGTAGTATTTGCACTAATAGAAATTGCCTGAGTAGCTGTTACTGGTTGTAGGTTCATAGTAGTTGGTGAACCAGACTGTACTACTTTTACTGATTGAGAACCTACATACACATTACTAGAAATATCTCCATTTACTAAAAAGCTAGTTGTAGCAGTAGTAGTACTAGTTGTGAAGAATGCACCTATTGTTCCAAGTGTAACTGTTCCTTCAAGTGATGGGTTAGTAATAAGGTTAACTCGTGGTGCGTTAATAGTTACATATGTTAATTGTGCGTCTTCGTATACAGAGTTTGATGAAACATATGCAGAGAGAATTGATGGGTTAGTAACTGTAGGTGTAGTAGTCATAGTGTAGGTAAGCTGAGTTGTATTTGGTACAGATGCAATTGCAAATGTGCCATCGTAAGGGGCCCCAATTCCAGTAACTGTTACATAGTTAGTAGATGAGTACCCAGTCCAGTTATTAGCAGAAAAACCATGTGGGAAATTAGTTGTGATTGTTGCTGTAGTTCCAGAGTTAGTTGCGCTTGTTATCTGAATACCTTTTTCAAACTGTGCTGCATCTAGGTAAAAAGATTTAGATACAATTCCAGTTGCAATATCTCTAATTTGAATCATTGGTTCTGCATAGTATGCTCCACTAGGAGCGGTTCCTTGGGCAACAACAGGTACCCAAGTTTTATTAGAGCTTGCATTAATAGTAGCTGTTGTATGGTGAGTATTGCTAAAGGTAAGGGGGTACAGAGTAACTGAACCAGTAGGACTAGTAGATAGAGTTACTGTACCCGAACCAATTGATGAAACAGTTGTATCAGCAGCAATGTTATTACCAGCCACATACATACCAACAGCAATGCCTGATGTAGCAACTGTAATTATTGCAGAGCTTGCAGTTCCAACAGTTGGAGTAACAGTTGTACTATTAATAATGTTTCCTTTATTGTCATACCAATTAAGGAAAGGCTCAATTACAGCAGTATCAGCACCGCCAATATATCCACCAGAGTTAGCAAAAGCACTAAACGTGTAAGGAATACCTGGGGTTACAGCAAGCATAACTGACGAAGCAGCAACTTTATCCGCACCAGATTTAGATGACCATACTTCATCATTGATTGCTATATCTCCAACAGTAGGTTGGGATAGTGTAACTGTACTAGATTCTATCTTAGTAATATAGGTTCCAGGAGTAATGCTAGGGTGTATTAAATACTCATTAGTACTTAGTGTTGAGCTTCCATAAAATGTAAGTTTAGTAGTACCACTAGTTGTTGTAGATGATGCTCTGACTCTTTTAGGTCTTAACGCAACAGTCATAACTCTAGATGTTGTTGTGCTAGGAGTAACCTTACCCATACCAGTAATCATGTTAGTAGATACTTTAATGGTTACGCCTGAAGCGGAGCTAGTAGTTATTTGATTAATTCTAAATGTAGTACTAGATAAAATACTTGTAATAACTGTTCCTGCACTAAATACATTTGTGCCACTAGTAATAGCTACTGCGGAGCCAGCCTTAATATTAGCGGTACTAGATACTATTACTACAGTAGTTCCAAAGACTAGGTTTACACCAGTAAAAGATTGACCAGGACCATTTGTATAAGCATCATTAAACGCTGATATTGTTGTACCACTACTAGAATCAACAGGACCTGCAGCAGTAATAACTGGTTTATATGTAGGGTAAGTATCATTGAAGTCAGCGCTATCTACTACAAACCATGCACCAATTCCGTCTTCAAAAGAAGCGGAGTTAAAGTCCTGCATTTGATTTTTTCCAGAAGTTAGAACTACTCCATACCCAGTGTATGCCTTGATAAGAGTTGCAAGCCCATCAGTAGACCCGTTTTCCATATAAATTTTTATGGCGTTTTTAAGAAGAATACGTGCTTGTGTGATGTCTCTTACATCAGAATAAGATATTCCAAATTCTTTTAATAATTGTTTAAGTAAAATTTCATCTACATTATTTACATCATATGTATTAAATACATTTGTAGCTTGCGCTTTATATTGTTCAATATGAAATGCAAATAAACTTAAGAAGTCTGTTAGGTCATTACCGCTATTAGTTTGACTTGCGCCAATATAATATTCTGGAAGATTAGTTAACAGATAGTCAAGCATCCCAGTATTCTTTATTAAGATAGATTCTGTTTCACCCAGTTTAGACCAGTAAAGCAAACCATTATCATAGTACTGAATAAACAAAGCGTAATAAGTTTTATTTGCTTTAGAATTAACTGCAACTGATGTTTTTGCAGGGTTAGTTATTGTAGCAGTATTTGAACCAAACGAATCATAAACGTGGTAGTTGGCACTTGGTCCACTTGAGTTAGGTTGCTTACTATCTACTTTAGTTCCTATTGCTGATGCAGGTACTACAATGTAATCTCCTACAGCATAGTTAGAGCCACCAGAACGAAGTGTTGCTCCAGCAGCTCCCGAGGAAACATCTACTAGTGCATTTTTACCATGTGAATTACCAAGTCCTACTACTGAAATTGCAGTAGTAGTAATAGAAGGAGTTGGTGCGGTTGTACTGTTATCTAAAGTAATTGTTTTTATACTATTTGTACTAGCAGAAGAAACTCCAGTGATGTTTATAAGAACATCTGCAACATTAGTTCCTAAGTTAGTACCCGCTGTTGCTGCGTATCCGATATCTGCTTTATTTATGTACAGAGTACTTCCTGATGTATATCCTCCACCAGCACAATTAAGCTTTACAGATATAACAGTTCCGTTGTTACCCACAGCTGGACCAGATACAGTTACATCAAAAGTTGCCCCACTAAAAGTTGTATGGCTACTTTCATTCCAACCCTTAACACCAGTGTAAGTTATATAATCAACAGTATTTAATAAACCTTCATTGTATCCGCCACCACTATACGTGAATGTTGTAATAACATTACCAGTATTTAAAGTAGCAACTTTATAAATTAAATTTTTATTAGCATCGGTATAGATTACTGTTCCATCATTTGGGTTTAATGGAGTTCCTGTATAGCTTCGTACAAGTTTAATTTGGTTCCAACGTACATTAGTTGGTGGCGCACTCCAGTAGACATGAGTAACCCCATAGTTATTTGGACGTGCGCCCATAGAAACGTTAAGGGATGACGTAGTTATTGGAGAAGCTGTTGACATTAAAAAATACCACCAGTAGTTGTTACATTAATATAAGTTGATTCAAGAATCGGCACTTCATCAATGTTGCAGTAAAGGTCGTTTACCCCACCATTTGCTTGTACAGTAATAGTAGAAGTTGATGAGATAGCAGCATTGGTAGTTGCAGAAGTTTTTAATCCAAGAGCTGTATTAGTAACAGCGCTTCCGACAGCGGTAACATTCGTACCTGCTGTTGATACTGCTACAGTAAACGTATTAGTAGCAGTAGCGGTAATAACGGCATTTGCTACGTTATTATTTGTATTTGCATACCCAGTAACTGTTACAGTTTGACCAGCAACAAATCCATGTGCATTACTTGTATATGTAAGAACTGGTCCAGCACCAGCAGCAACAGCACTAGTTGCTTTTGTTACGCTTGGGATAAGTGAATTAATAACTACTGGGGTTGTAGTAAATACTGTTGAGGGGTCAGCACCACCGATAGAAGTAATAATATTGTTTATAGTACCTGAATAACCAACTGGAATTCCTGAAGCATCAAAAACATTAATAAATGAAATAGTTGTTCCAGAAGCAATAGTATTAACAGTTGTAGCCGATTGTGTATAAATAGTTGTTGATGTAGATGCTGTAGCAATCTTTTCATAATCAGTGATAGTTACATACGCCACACCATCCACAGAACGAATTGTTGAGTACACATCTCCCTGAGTAATGTTGTCATTAAATACAACATTGTCAAAACCAAATAAACTATACAGCGCACTAGTCACTGCATTTTGTACAACAACTGGGTCGTATTGAGGAAGAACATTTACAGTTACAGATAGGTATGGGAAAACTGGAGTAAAGTCATAAATACTGATACTAGTATTAGGAGGAGTCTTACCAGCAAAGTAATTAGTTACTGAGTTTTTTAAAGACGTACTTGAAGCATATCCACCAGCGGCTGCGATGTACAACGTAATCTGCGTGTAATTAGATGCCGCTGCATTAGCTTTTGCAATACCTGGAACCTGTACAGCAAGTTGAGCATAGTCCCGCAAAGATACTGCACGGTTAAGAGAACGTAATGCTAATGGAGCGTTAAGGCGAATAGAATCTGTTGACTCAGCATCCTGACCACCACTACATGCAGAAGCATTATTAACATTTAAATAACTGATAGACGCACCAGTATTATCGCTAACAACTGTTGTAATTGTATTTGCTGCAACGTTTCCGATACTTCCCGCTGTTGTTGTGTAACGGTACGAGATGTTAACTGAAGATGATGAAGGAGGAATTTTACCTGAAACACCATCACCAAATTGAATATATGTATTTCCTGTTCCGTCAGTATAAATTGAATATACTGCATCGCTAGGTCCGTAATCAATTGTGTATGGCACTTTAGTGTACGTTGTTGCACCTACAAGAACTGTAATAGTATCGTTTGTTAAAACGCCGCCATTAGAAAGTTTAAATGTTTGATAAGCAGTTCCATCTGAAATACCAATTGTTTCAGTAGTAGTCTGCCCTTGTTTTACTCCTACGTTTGCTGTTCCATAAACAGAGCCAACAGCCGCGGGAACAGTAATAGAAGAAGAAGTTTCAAATGTAACTTGATTACCAGCAGCATCTGGGTTTGAATTTACAACTGCTCCAGCGGCTACTGTAATAGCACTTGAACCAGTATTGGAAAAGGTTACTGTTCCAGTTGCACCAGTTAAACTATTAGGTGTGTAGTTTAAAAGTTTGGCTAGTTTTACAACTGTGTCTCTTTGAGTTGAACTAGAAATAAATGACTCGTTTGCTGCTCGGTCTACATAGTAATTAAGAAGGTCACCCATATAAGCAAATAACTCAACTAAAACAACCCCAAAGTCACTGGAGTCACGGGACGTCCACTGAGGAGCAAAGTTAGGAATTAAAGACAATAAGTCATCTCTAATTGAAGTAAAATCCCTAGACGTATAGTCTACTTGGGGTACGTACAAACTATCAGCCATTAGATAACCTCAATGTTTTCGCCAGAAGGAGTAAGGGATGCCTTAACAATTTTAACAGAATCTTGCTCTCCAGTCGGGATTTCGTATATAATATTTATAGTTAAATATCCATTTGTTTGGTCATAGTCAGTCGTAACATTTACAAGAGTAAGCTCTGGTAACCATTTTATGAATGTTTCCTGAATAGCCGTGGCTACTTCACCTGCTGAAAGATTGCCGCTTTCAAACAACAAAGAGTCAATACCAGCGCCATAGTACCTGTACCAAATACGCTCATTCTCTTTAATTGATAGCAAAGATACAACTTTATCCTTCCAAGCCTTTGGGTCATTATCTTGGATAATAGCAATTTTTCCATTATTAGATATATTAAATGGAAGGCTTATTGTATAAGTAGTACGAGGTGAGAAAGTACCTGATGTATTTATATTAGCCACGTTAGAACGCTCCTAGCCATAGTGGGAAATTAGGGTCTCCGCCTTCAAACATTACCCAGCACCCATCTCCTGGGATAGGCAAAAATCCTCCAACAAGAGTCGCAGTTACTGCAAACGAAGGGGTTGCTGGGACTACTGAGTCTGCGTCTTTAGCAAGTAATTGGATAGCAGGGTCTGTTCCTCGCCACCAAAACTCTATGTAGTCTCCCGCTTTAACAGTTAGTACGTAGTTCCAAGCAATAATTTGAGGGGTTGCGTTAGCCTTACCATTAATAGATATACTACCGTTGCTGCTTAAAACATTTTGAGCTGGAAGGCTTCCGTTTATCTTAAGCCAAACATCTGCAGTATCGTTGCCATCGTTAGTTCTTTGCAACTGAGCCGAAAACTGAATGTTATATGTTCCAGCAGCGGCAAACGTAAGCTTTGAGCCATCCACAATAGAAACTCTAAAAGCTTCTTCTATTGTGTTAATGGTTATTGCTTGAGGGGTGTTAGCTGCTGCGATATTTTGAGTAGTTGAGTCACTAAAGGAACCGTAAGGAGCTTTTTTATTTTCAGGCACTCCAATTATAGGAAACGCCCAGCTAGTTGAAGCATTGCCTAGAATCTGTGGGACTTTAAGTTTTATTCTTCCAAGCTTATCTGGGTCAGCAGTATCTACTACAACACCTCTATAAATGCCGTAATACATTTTGTTCCAATTTTGGTTATTAAATTCCATGGCCATTAGTCCGTAATCTATTTATCACACTTGCAGTTCTTCCTGAAGCCTGAACGTAGCTAATAGTACGAGCATCAATATCTGGGCTAACCCAATGATACCCGACAATACCTTTATGAGGAGATGGTCTATTCTTGGTTTGAGCAAACCCTTTGTTATTATTTTTTGTGCTTCCTTGTTTTAAAGTAGATTTTTTACTAGGAACACGATTTTTTTGACGAGGTTTAAGTCTTCTAATCTGAGTCTTATTAGGAGCAGCGATAGCTAGACCATCTTGCCAAACGTTTGCTGTACCAATAGAGTCTGCACCAACCTCTACTACGGTTGTATACTTTAAGATATTAGGCTCTGTCTCAACTACTCTGTGGCTTGTACGTAATACAATCCAGTACCCAGAATAATCTTTTCCAACGCCTGAAAGATAAATAGGTTGGTCTGGTTTTAAGTCTGGAGTACCTAAGACTTCAATCTTAGCTCTATAAGGGAACCTATTACGTTGGTCAATTGCTTGTGCTTCATAGTATGCAACATTGTATCCAGGTGCAACAATATCTGTGGCAAAACTATCAAAAAACTCTGGCGTTGAAATTTGCTTTAATACTTCTGGACGTACTGCGTTAGTTACAACACTAGACTTTATACCACGTGGGTCAACACCACCTACCTGAGCAGCAGACTTATACGCATCTGGATATTGTAAGCTTTCTCCTAGAATTAATTTAAAGGAGTATAACGTAGAGCCTTGTGGGTCGTTGGCTTCACGCATAATAAAACTAGGTGCAGTTCCTCTATCTTTTGTATAGTCAAAAGTTAATGGCTGAAAATAAATAGAGGTGTTTTCAATGCGTAATGAGTACCCACATTGTTTAGCAAGGCGAGTCATAATCTCTAAATCAGTATGACCAGTCTGTGAAACTTGTTCAAACACACGTGGATGAGGCTCAGCAAAAACCGAAAAGTTATAGCTCTGACCAATCTCTTCAATTATTTGAGCAGCTGTCTTATTTGTATAAACCTTTTGTCTAGCTTGTTTCATCCTGTAAGATGCACCAATAAGAGTCATTTCTACAAATTGTTTACCTGGGCTAATATCTGGCTTGATGTCATGAATGTAGCCAACAAATTCTCTACTACCAGTTGCTCCAGATAAAACACATCTAACAGGTTGGCTAGGAGAGATACTAGCGTACTGAAGATTCCAATCCCTAAATCTGACAACCGCAATTTCATGTGCATATTTTTCTTGGTTTAATGTAAAAGAAGATACACGTTGAGGAGCATTTTGGGATAAAGGAAACTCAAGAGTTATATAATTAAACACTAGGAATCCTAATAACTGTTCCAACACTAATAGTAGTGAAGTCTGTAATCTCTGGGTTGTACTCTACAATTGTCCACCAAAGGTCTGGTCGCTTAAAATACTTTTGTGATAGTCCATGTAAGGTATCACCCTTAGAGTAGATATGTGTAAAGAAAGAAATATTATTTAAAGAGTCAAATGTATAAAATACAATTGGGTATGCCGTACCATACTCTTCCTTAGTAAAATAATCAACTAGCGCCTCTTCATAACGCGAACCAGAATAAATAGCCATTACAATCCTTACTTCTTATTAGATAAACCAGCAGTAGCCATAAGGTTAAACTGCAAGCCAACAGTAGTGCGGATAGGAACCATGCCCTTTGAAAAGTAATTATGGTTTACAACAATATTATTTACATAACCAATATAACTTAATGGACCAATATCAATACGAAGAAGGGCAGGAGTTAAGAACCCAATATCAGAACTATCACGTCCAGTCGCAGAGTTTTTCCAGCCTGGTCCGTTAATTGCTTTGTATAAGTACTCAAGGTCAGCTATAGTTCCATAGCGTTGTAGGTCATATATTTTATTACCAATATTATTAGTTGCACCTACAAAGCTATCAAAAGAGTTATTACCTGCGTAATACTTTGCGTAACTATCTGCGTATTTTTTATACACATCAGTTCCTACTTTAGACCCTGCTGGAATATCTCTAATAGATGCAAAGTCATTAACACGGTCAATTATAAACTCAACAGATAAGTATTCACCACTTGGAAACGCTCCAATAACATCTACAAATGAATCAGCAAATGTAGGAGTGATGTTAAGGTTTACTGCTACGGACGTTGTAAACTCAGTTGGATTCCATAAGAATTGAAATCCATAGCGAGGGTCTTTAGCATGCTTTCCTTTACCGCTATTATATGTAGTAGTATCCACATAAGTATTATCTACACGTGAATACCAGTAAATGCGAGCGCGGCGGTATTTACCAATTGAGCCAAGAGTATACTGCTCGGTATTAGGAATTAATGAATCTGTAGAGGGTTCAACAGGAAGACTCCATTGATGTGGAGGAAGGTTCCAGTTATACCCATATAAGCCAACACTAGTAGGGGTTTGACTAGCGCCATGGTTTGATGTTACCTGTTGTGACCTAGCAGAAGGACTAGCAGTAAAATTAGAAACTTTATTATCTGTAGTTCTATTTAAGTTGGTCTCAACGTTTGGTGTAGCCTGTTGGTTATTTTTGGTATTAACTTGTATTTTATTTGGAGCAACTGTAGAACTATTACTAACAAGTTGTCTAGTAGTAGTAGGAACTGTGGTAGTAGAGTTTGCGCTATTATTTGGTATCATTATTAACTCCTACTCGCCATTGCTTTAGCTGCTGCGTTACCAAATGCCCAAGGGTCAGCATCAGGTGGAGCAGTGACATTTACATATATGTTTCCAGTGTAGGTACTTCCAGAAGGTGTACCAGGAGTAACTGCAGAATAGTTTGAAGTCATACCAGCAACATCTGCGTTAGGGTTTTGGTTGTCTGCCAGGCTTCCTACAGCTAGCATCCCTAAACCTGCACCAGCAACAGCTCCTCCAAGTAAACCTAGTTGTCCATAGTCACTTTTTTTCATATGGCTAATTAAACCACCGCTGTAATATCCACGTCCATGGTTAACTCGAGATGTAAGAGCAGAGATTAATCCAAAACCTGCTCCACCACGAATACCACTAAATGTTTCCATCATGGTCAATAAACCTTGACCACCTTTAGCAGCACTGCTGATAGCATCTGCTGGAAGACCTAGAATGTTTGCTAACATAGACTGGTCTTTACTTACTCCTTTGGCATTTCCTAAAGAATTAAATGCATTAAACAGTGCACTAACACCTTCATTAGCACTCATAAAACCAGCATTAGTAGCTTTTGTCCAAGCTTGAAGCATACCTAGTTCAGCAGTATTTCTGGTTGCTAAGCTTCTAATAGATGGAGTGACTCCACCAGTTCCCTGCAAAGCAGCAGACGTACCAGATGTAGATAGACTTTTTCCACCGCTATTAGACATTTGAACAAGTCCAGCCAAAACAGATTGACGTAATTGGGCGTCATTTCCAAAGTATTGGTTAAGAATACTATCCAAAGCATTACCAGACATAGCAGATATAGCAATAGATTGTGGGGTAACAACACCGCCAGATGATTGCTTTAATAAATTATATAACTGCCCAATGATATCTGGTAGGTCATTCATTTGAGAACCAGTTCCATTACGTACATTGATACCAATCATACGTAGCATATTTACGCTTCTAGCATTATTAAGACCAGCCATTGCTGTAATACCACCAGAAAGACCAGCACCAGGAATGAGGTTAGATACAAGTGCGGCTCCACCCATAACGCCACCAAAACCAGTTTTACCTTGAAAGTTATTAAGACCAGGAAGTAGTCCCATGCTAGCGCCCATGTTATATGAGTTTGTAACATCCATAGCATTGGTAGGTGTACCCATACCAGCAATAGCACGCTGGTCCGCATATGCTTGTGAAACACTAGTAATTACTTTACCGTTTTGTTGATAACCATAGAAACGAAGCCTATTAGAAAAGGCTTCCATATTAACAGCTTCATCAGCAGTTGGTAAAAGACCAAAAGCACCTAGGGCTACTTGAGCAATTTTTTTACCTAGCATGGCGCTTAATCCACCACTAGCAGTAACATACCCAGAAGATGCTGGGTCTGACATACCTGGAATATTAGAACCTGTGGTAAGTGCGCTTTGCTGTGCTGGAAGGTTTGCACCAGCATTAACTATTTGACCAGGTACTCCAGTATTAAATGCTCCGCCTCCACCTTGACCGCCCATAGCTAAACCAGCTACTGTGCCTAATGAATAATGAAGTGATTTAGCTTCACCAGCCATATGAGTAAGGGCTTTATCGGCACGCTCAAAGTTTTCGGCTACCGATTTAGATACATCATCCAGTGCCATTTAAGTACCTTCTAGACCTTTCAATCCAATTTAGTCGTTCGCGTAAAGATAGTGAGCGCACATCGCTCATAGACAAATTAAATGTTCGGATTAGTACTTCGTATTGGTCCATTAAGTATTCGTATTCTTCGTCCTTATAGACGAAATAAGGCGGCAAGACTTAGCGGTAGTCCTATTGAATTACCACATGCCTCACAAGCCTTACTCACCTCCTGAAGGCGAGGACCTGGGTTACGGTTAGCAATCTCTGAGACAAGTTCCTGTCGGTCGCTGATACTAAGAGCAAGAGCAGTAGCTCTACCCATAGGTGGAGTACCATTTATTGAAGCAATACATCCACCAAGAAGTACTGTAACAGCTTCTGCTGTAGACTTATCTTGAGCGTCAACTAGCTTCTTTTGGGTAATGCCATTAGGAAGATTTACTACCACGTCTCCAGCTTTAACTGTGACTAGGAAAGACCTGTCTTCCACAGGATTATCCAGTTCTTTAACTTTGATATCTTTGTCAATATCAAGTGTCAGTTCTTGTTCTTTAGCACAACTAGGACATATAGTATTGGCAATAATTTCGTTACCAAAAGTAACTTTTCTTATACCAAGAACTATGGCGTCCCTATCTCCAGATAGTAAATTATCAAGGTCAGTTGAAGTTACCTTATCTCCGCCAAGTTCTACAAGTCCTCTAGATAAAATTACCTGTAAGAGGTTGTTGCCAGCAGAGGCAAGTGCTTCTTCATCCGCTCCATTTAATTCCCTAACCCTGGCTGTTTTAACCAAGATACCTTCTTTTGAAATAAACCCACCAGGTAGGTATACCTCATTAGAAATAGGGGCTGTAGTAGTAACCTCTACAGCAGAGTCTCCCATTTTTTCAAACTGGGCTCCGAGTTGGGTGAGAAGTGATGGGTCAGTAGATACTTCAGTCATGTAGTGCTCCTTGTTAAAATATTATTATAGCATCTTGCCTGGGTTATTGCCTGGGTCCAACGCAGTACCATCGGACTTAACAAACGCAACAGACATACCTTCGTGTACCAAAGTCATTGTTTCGTAGAACAATTGATTTTCAGCAGCACTCATATCACTGTATGAAAGTGCAGTAATCCAAGCATTTCGTAGGATGAATGTCATTCTCTGGTCGTTATTAACCCCATCAGCATTTGGATGGTCCATAAGAGAAATCTTTACATTACAACGGAATGAAGAGGGCTTATTAACGTTATCCACGTTAAGTCCTTCACCAGCTGCTGCGGCGTTAAGACCACGCATCCATGTAATAGCCTGGTCGTTTCCATAAAGAACACCACGGCTGAAAGTAACTGGACTATAAGAAATCATTCCAGGAATCTGATGGACTGTGGTGTTGTAGCCACCCTCACGGTATGCAATAGGGTTTGTAGTGATAGTCAAACCTTGAACAGCACTGAACCCACCAGTAAATCCACCAGTTGTATTCGTCAAAATTTTATTGTTGAATACAGTTCCACCGCTTACGGGAGTAAACTCGGCTTTGAACCTAAAGTTGCGTAACGGGTCAGTTAGGAGAGACCCACGCTGGTCAATTGTATTAATGTTATTTGTTGTCATTATTTATTATCTCCTTAAACCGTTACGGTTACTGTTGTGCCGCTGTCTACTTGACCAATGCGGATGACAATGAATTCAGCTGGCTTTAGAAGTGCTACACCAATTTCAACGTGTAGTTCTCCTGCAGATACTGAAGTAGTAGTGTTGATTGTGTTATCGCACTTTACATAGAATGCCTGGTCAGCAGTTGCTCCGTAGAGACCACCTGTCCGCCAGAAATCATTCAAGAATGTATTAACCACAGTAGATACTCGTACCCAAAGGTTAGTATCATTAGGCTCAAACACTGCAAACTGAGTGATGCTCTTAAAGTTTGAAGCCAAGTAGTTAAGTGTTCTACGTACTGGTACATAACGATTTGTGTAATCTGTAGCAAGGGTACGAGCACCCATAATGCAGATTCCATTTCCTGGAACATATCGGATTACGTTTAAGTTAGCACCGCTGTTGTTATTAATTACATCAAAGTCAGCTGATGAAAGTGAAGCAATAGATACAACATTAGCAAGGTTAGCGTCCTTAGCACCAGCAGGGGCTTTGAATACTCCGCGAGTACTGTCTGTCTTAACATACGTTCCGACAACTGCACCACCAGGAGGGATTGTTGCTATTTGACCAGATGAGGTATATGGCTGAGGGATTGTAATGTAAGGGTAGTAAGCCGCACCAAACTTCTGATTTGTGGTAAATCCATTGACTACAGCAAGGGTGCTTGCTACTGTTGTATTAGGAGCATCAATTACAACAAATGAATCTCCTCTATTAGCAGCATAACTTAGCAAGTTAGTTACATCACTAGAGCTATTACCAGCCCAGTTCATAACTAGCGGAGCTGAAGCTGAATCAAAACGACCAACCATAACATCTGTAAGACCTGTAATAGCACTACGTGCGGTAGAGCCTTCAGTACCAGTAACAGCAGCAGGGCTTGAGGCAATCTGTTGACTACTTGCTGTAACTCCTAAGTCAACTGCTCCAGTTGCTGTAAAGCCACTAGCAGCAATACTCCAAACGAAAGACCCTGTTGCAGTAGTATTAGCTGGGTTAGCACTATTAACTAAAGCAGATGACCACGAGCCATTAAATACTGGAAGTCGGTTGTAGCCTGTATTAGGTGAACCGCCATCAGTTACTGTAATGTAAGCAGAGTTAATCAAGTTAGCAAAGTAACGACTATTTGTTGCGTCCATACTTAACTGTGGCCAGCGCTCTACAATGTCTGTTTTAAGTGCAGTAGCTGCATCAGACGCGGAAGAAATATATACATTTAGGTCAAAATAATTAGCAGTACTACTTGGAAGAATAGTAATCCAAATATTGTTACCCCAAGTACCAGCGCCGTTTGCGGAAATATTTAAAGCATTAGTTGTGCTGTTATTATAACCGCTTACAATACTTCCTGTTGTAAGAGCTATACCGCTTTGTGTAGTGCCCGTGTAAAAAATAGTAGCGCTTGAAGTACCAGAACCTGATGCCGCAGCTGTAACAATCCATTGATTATTAAGAGTCTTTAAAGTGTCTGTACCAGTAATACCACTAATAGTTAGCACTTGACCAGGAGCAAAGTTAGCAAAGTCTGTTGCATTACTAGAAGTAAATGTTAAAGAGTTAGTACCTGTTGACAATGTAATAGAAGAATTAGACCATGTAACAGTGCTTATACCCTGGTCACGAATGGTTAAAGATGCAGCAGATGCAGTAGCAGCACCGTCACGAAGAACGTATGCCTGTGAACCACCATTATCAAAGAACGATTTAAGAGCATACTTAAGGTCAGTATTTGGAGTTATTGCTAGTGTAGACCCTGAAGCAACTGCAACAGTTGGAGAAGCGCTAATAGTAATTGTTCCAGCACCAACTGCAGTAACAAGAGTTCTATCTGCAAATGAACCAGCTGTACCAGCTACAAAAGATACTACAGAACCAACAGTAATACCAGCAGTAGCTACCGAAATAGAAGTAGCTGATGTACTAATAGAACTTGATGTAGTAACGTAAGTTGGCTTTACACTACTAAATACATTTGAAGCATTACCAAAAGCAAACTTATTTACAAAGTCTCCCCATCCAGTAACTAGTGTTGGAACACCTACACCCTGGTAAGCGGTAGAACCAATTGTTGCTGGGGCAGTAGGTCCATGGTCAGAATATCCAACAAAGGCAGCGATAGACTGTGTAGGTTGAGTATTAATAGGCGCGTTTGCTAGAAGACTCTCTTCAATGTAAACGCCTGGCTTACTGTAGTTAGCCATTATATCTCCTTAATTGAGTGTTAATAAATTATTAAACCGCTTGTTTGTCCGAAGGAATCGTAAGAGTCCATGGGTATTGTGCTCCCTTGTTGTTGATACTGACATTGCTAACACCTACAAGTGAAGCGACAATATCTGGTGTCATTTCGCTGACTACTCTGACGGTATAGATATTACGAAGAATGCGCTTGTTTCCATTCTCGCCTTCTGCTCTATCTAATTTTGCAAAGCTATCCAAAAACATATGCCTAGATGCAGTGCTCGTACCTAAGTCGTTTGCAACTGGCAAATAGCCACGGGTCTGTGGAAACTTGCGTGCTAACTGGAAAGCTAGCGCTCGGTCATGCCTAGGATGACGAGAGTATGATGAGACCTGGTAAACCAAGTCATACGCCACAGGAACTTCATATCCGTAGTATTGTCCAGCTACAGATGTTTGAGTTCCTTGGTGGTCTGAATCATAGTAGTATCCAGAATGCTGACGCTCTCTAGCATACATTATGTTAATAAGTTCTATAGTGATAAACGGAAAACTTTGTTGACGAATTTCTACGTCAGGGTATCCAAACCATACCTGCACGTTTCGGCTAGAGGACTTCTCATCTGCTACAGTAATGCCAGAAAGATATGTTTTTAAAGCTGCGTCTTCAGCAAGAATAAATGTCATTTTTCAAATGCTCCTGGGGCTAACTTGCTAACAAAGTCAGATGCTGCTTTTCCAATCACCTTTAAAACGGTTTCATCCATTTCCTTTTGTAAGCTTCTCATTACAGATAAGGCGTTGTGTCCCAAAGAACCATACTCTAAATCTTCAACTGATTCTTTCATCTCATCGTCAATATTAAACTCATTAACATTTCTAACAGAAACTGCATTAATAGCATTTGAGTTCCAGCCAGCAGCACTAGCTAAACTTTGGAATTTTTGAGTAAGACCTTCAGACGCTTCAGCTAGGTCTTTTTGAATAAATGAAAAGAATTCAGACATCAAAACCCACGATATAGTAGACCCACCAAAAAACCAGCCAAGGAACTATAGTCAGGCTTATTACCATGAATTACGCCACGGTAAAACTCACCTTTGTCTGCCTCAGATATGTTAGGCATTGCAATCCTCCTTGGTGGAGTTAGGGCACTATATTCGCAAGGTTTGGTTCAGTTCCCGCATGGAACTACTACTAGGATAAATGAAAAAGCGGGCTTTCGCCCGCTTAAATCATATTAATTTATTATCCTGTAGTGCTTACATAAGAAGCTAGAACAATACAGGTGTTGGTCATGGCGGCTGAAGCATATCCCCAAATTACATCTCCACCATTAGCCCAGAACTGTACTTGACCAGGCATAACTGTAACGCCAGTTCCAGACGCAGCAGGAATCTTAATTCCACCGTTGGTAGTTCCAAGACCATCTAAAGTATCATCACCAATAGCTAAAGCAGCAACTGTATCTCTATTTTGAATAGTAATATATGCTGGGGTAGCTCCTTTAGGAACTGTATAAATTTTAGTTGTAGTAGCAGACGCTAAGGATACTGTTGCGTGGTCAAGTGCCATTACTTCTTACCCTTAATCTTCTTTGCTAGAGCAGTGTCTTTCTTCTTATCTTCAGCAGCAGACATTGGCTTCTTGTCCATCTTCTTATCTTCTTTGCCAAACTTAGCTTTTTGAGCAGGGGACATACCCTTCATGGTATTGGCATCTTGCTTCTTATCAGCAGCTTTTGTAGCCTTTGTAGGCTTACACGCACACTTTGCTTTGCCGCACTTCTTACAGTTCATTTCTTTCCAACTTTCTTTGTAGTAGTTTTCTTTTTAGCAAACTTCTTATTAGCAGCTGCTAAAGTCTTTTGTCCGTGCTTATTTTTAGGCTGTCCACAGCCACATGTTGCACACATTATTTACCCGCCTTCTTATGAGGATTGTTTTTATGCCAATCTTTAGTAGCCTTGACACCTTCTTTAACCGTTTTGGCACCAGCTTTTTTGGTCAAATCTATTTTATCATATTTACCGTTTTGCTTTTTAGAGCCAGCGTGGTCAACTACAACATCACCTTTTTTATCTTTATAGACACGGTGAACTTTGCCAGATACTTTAAGGGTAGCAGGGTTTTCTTTTTTCTTAGCAGCCATTACTTTTTTTTCTTCTTAGCGGCATTCATGTTATCCACAAGATTAGGGTAAGGGCGACCAGCAGCCTTAGCCTTAGCCTTAGCAGAAGCTTTCTTTTTAGGGGTGAGCTTCTTATCTTTTTTACTTGGGTCTGGTGTGTCCCATACTTCTTTAGCCATTATTAATCCTATTGTGCGTAAGTTTGGAATTGCGGGTCATTGACCAACTCTTCAGGCATAATTTGCTGGCAATCAAATACCAATAAAGTAAACCTCTCTGAAATAATACCAGAGTAGTTGCTCTTAAGTGGTCGATAAACCTGGTTCTTCCATACAATTCTATCACGGTTAAGTGGGTCTGGGTTCTCAGAATCAGTGGGGTCTAGTTTGTATAACATCTCGGGTATAGTATCAATTAATACATCATGGTCAATAACAAAGTGAATCTTATCCGCGTTATAAAAGCCCTGCTGTACAAGGTTAGTTTGGCCTTGTTCAAGTACCGCTTTAATAACAGGAACAGATACAGGGGCTTTCCATTGCCTACCATCATTGGTAAAGTTAATAGACGTACCCGCTGAAATAGTTTTAGTAGTCTTAGCAGTAAGCCTAATAGTTAATCCAGAAATCTGCTTTACAAGCGTACCGCTAGGTATTCCAGTAGCGTTTACCGCCATACCAACTAGAATTCCTGTAGTAGAAACTACAGTAACAACAGTAGTACCCACAGCAGAAGATACGGTAGTAGTCTTACTAACACCAGTAGTACTAGTTATATAGTTAGAACCAACATCATAAATCGGGTCAACATTAGTTGCCGTTCCATTCCAGACGTACCATTGGATATTAGTACCTACTGGATTAGTTAGGTCCTTAGTAATGGCGTCGTGGATTTCTTCGGTTTCAAACTCAGTATCAAAACGACCGCTAGGGGTGTACGGTCTACTCATCGTCTACCATCACCATGCCCAGTTAAAAAGTGTTTAACTCGCCTACCTGCCGAACCTACTGCGTGTATTCCTCGTTCAACCGCTTGCCCAACACCTGGATGTTGAGGAAAAGCTAAGTCAGCCATCATTCGTGCCCCACCTGCTGGGTCTCCACCGCTCATTGCTCTAGCAGCAGTTTCAGTAGCCTGGCCTATAGCGGCACCCATAATTGGGTACTCCATAGCAGTAAATCCCAATCGGACAGCCTCACCTAAAGCATAAGGCTTGTCTTCTTTGATAGCTTGCCTAAAACCCATTCGCTTTGGCTCTTCAGGAGTATCCTCTTCGCTCATTACTTCACCTGTAGGCTAGTACGGTCAATCATAATACCGCGACAGCAAGCCGCGTAATCTTCACAGTCCTGAGTTGGACAACCTGTTCTACAAGCCATTAGACCCACGTACCAGACAATGTAGTTGTAGTTGTGCTATTAAGTTTGTATACTGCCATCCATGCAGCGCTAGTTGTAGGACCAGTTCCAGTTGCGTTTTGACTTTGCCCAAACCCTAGCGACATACGACCTCCACTAGTCGCGCCTGTTGTAAGATATGCGTAACCACGTATAAACTTTGTTCCTGCAGTAGTTCCAGCCGTTCCTAAGTTTACACCTACATTTATTACACCACCGCTAGCTGTTGAGACAGTTGAGTCAATAGTAGACGAGTTCCAAGACGTATTTACCGAATAAATACTAGAAGGAGTTGTTGCTGTACCACCAGATGTCTGATAAAGAATAGAGGTATTCCAAAATCCTGAAGATGCAGACGCGTCTTTTGCTAATGTAATGTAGTACTCAATGTAATACTGAGATGAGTTATCAATAGTAATATACCTTGGAGTTCCTACTCCTGAAACAATACTATCTTGGAATACATTTGTCATAGTACCACCAGTTGTAGAACCATTTACAGTTGTCGCAAGTACGCCGCGGGCTACTAGTGTTTTATCGACAAACCCCAGACCAGTACCTCCGTATAAAACAGGAACAGTTCCAGTAGAAATATTGCTTCCGTTCAATACTGTTAAACCAGTTGTAGCACCAGTTCCTCCATAAAGAACGTTGATAGTTCCAGTAGAAATACTTGAGCCACTGAGAACTGTAAGACCCGTGGTAGCTCCAGTACCACCATTAAGAATAGGAACATTTCCCGAAATGTTTGCTGCATTTAAGTTAGTAAGAGAAGCACCATTACCACTAAACGTTCCAGAAGTTGTGGTACCAGTTACAGATAAACTTCCTAAAGTTCCAACAGAAGTGATACCAGTTGCTGTAGTGACGCTTGTGGATAAAGTAGTACCACTAATTTTAGACGCATCAACAGCATAAGGTAAGGAGTTCCAGTTAGTACTACCATCCCCTATTTTAAATCTACCCACATTAGCGCCAGTAGGGTCGGTAACAAAACCTAGTTCACCCGTAGCCAAAACTGAGTTCTGAGCAGCCCAGTTACCCGAAGTATCTCTACGCACTTGAATTTGTGTAATACGAGCCA